TATTCGGTTGAACCTGTTGCAAACGAACTTGTTGCATCCATAATGGCTTGAACTTCAGAACCACTTGCAAATGGTGAGTGTGTTACTGATATTGTATCACTTTGTAATCTACTAAATGAACCAGTAGAAGTAATTGAACCACTAATGTTTTTATCAAACTCAACTGAACCAGTTACATTTAGTGAACCCGTTATGTTGAACGAACCTGATAAAAATTGTCTTAACTGCTTTCTTTTTAAATCGGCCATTATGAGTCAAACTTTCCGTGTGCGATGATTTCATCATCTGATTCTAAATTATACCCAATACCACTAACATCAACTTTTAATAAAAATGATGTTCCTTTTTGTTCTACTTCTATAGCATTATGTTCCATATATTGTCCGTTCATAAAGAATATAAAATCATTTTCTGATGTTGCTGTCATACCGGTTGGAGCTGATGCTGTAACTGCTTCAAAACTTGCTGTTGATGAACCACTTATTCCTGCGGCTACTTTTACAAAATTCTTTCTTAAATAATCTGTTCCTGATGAACTTACACTTCCGGTTAATTGAGCATTTACATAAGCTTTTGAAACTGCTGAACCTTGTTCACTTGGATTAGCTGGTAATCCTAATACTTCTCCGTCTCCACCAAATGTTAAGTCAGCTTGATTGGCCATTGTTGAAGTTTTCAATCCAGTAATTGTTTTATTTGTTAATGTGTCTTCTGTGGAAACACCAACAAGATTGATTAACGAACCACTTGCGTTATCTATTGCCCATCTGGTTTCACTATGGTCAAATAATAATTGTGCATTAGTTAAACCTGCTCTACCAACTCTTAATCCAGAATCTGTTGATGAACCGGCTGTATCTCCTATAAAATTTAAATCTATAATTGGGTCTTCTACTGCAAATCTTTCAACATTATTAAATGATGATGAACCTTCTACCGTCAAATCACCAAATACTTTTATACTACCACTTGGAACACCAGATGTTAAAATTTGTATTACTTTATTGTTATTAGCATCTAAAATAACTGGGTCTGTTGGGTGTTCAATTTTTATTTTACCGGCAGTTAGTGTACTATTACCACCAATGTTTAAACTACCTGTTCCTAAATTACTAACATCAATCGAATCAAATTCTAATGTGTATAATCCTGTTAGAGAACTTGTAGTTTCTGAACTTTGTAAAACCAAACCACCTGATTGTGGTGCTTGTGCTTGTGTTGTTAAATCAATTAATGTCATATTGACGCCTCTCTTTGAAAACTAATTTGTATAGAAGATTCACTTCCGTCTCCTGTTGTGGTTGGTGGTAAATCCCCTTCTTCAAATATTGAACCACTTTTTAACTCCATTCCAAAATTATCAAATGTTAATCTGTGAACTCTAATTTTTTTTTGTGTTGTATCTATGAAAAAATCTGCTGATGCTGACTGAGTTTGGTCAACATTAGACAATTGTTCAATACCATTAATAAATATTCGTAATGACCCATTTCTAATACGATAATTGTCAGAAATTGTTGGTTGAAATTCATTATATGTAGAAGTTTGTAAACTTCTTTGTGAATAAGTAAAATGTTGTCTTTGTTGATAATATCTTTCATTGGCACTTGATAAATGAATTAAGTCTGTATCTACGGTTGGAATACCATTTTTATTATCAAAAGAATAATCTAATCTAACACTTCCAGTATCATTAAACATAACTCTATCACCAGAAAAAGATGACTCACTTACCGGAAATGTAAATTGTCTTGTTCTTCCTTTTAAACCGGTTCTTTTATCTATTTCTCTTTGTGTCATTATGTTATCTCACTTTGAAATATAATTGTTACAAAATCACTTTCTTTTATCGTAAATCCTGTATTATCTGATTGTCTTTTTCTAATCACTACTTCTTTTAAAGAACTTGAAACAAAATAATCAAATCCACTTGAAAATCCTATTTGATTATCTGCAGATACTAATTCTAATCCATTTAATTTTACTTGAACTGATTGACTCATTATTCTTCTATTGGTTTCTAAAGTTGGTTGGTAAATTTGACCATCACTTGCTGATAAAGATGATGATTGGCTACCAGATACTCTAAATGATTTTAAATTGTAGGTTGAATTTGCGTTAGAAAGTGATAATAGTGCTTTGTCATCTTTTGAAGAAGTTGGTTCTCCAGCACCTCTCATTACATAATATGTTCTACCACCAAAAGTATTTGTAAATTCTAAATCTTGTGCTTGATTACCAGTTCCGGTTGATGCACCTCTAATAAAATCAGTTGCACTTCCTAACCCACTTGGTAATGATGATTGTTTTGATGAAAAAATAGTTACACTTTGTGCTCTACTATCTGGTGAAAATACTGATGATATTGATAAACCACTTTCATCGTTTACTACAACTTGTTTTGGTGTGAAAAATCTTTGTGTGTTCATAAATTCATTGAACGCTTCGGGAATTAAATATCCTTTAAAACTCATATTAAAGTTTGTTTTGATAATTCTTTCATTATCACCCATTTCTGTTGCATCTTCAAAGGAATCTATTGATGATAAAAATTTAAATTTATTTGGTTCACCCCAATATGCTCCTTCTGAAAAATTAATTCTTTCTATAATTTTATTCATCTCCTCGATATAAGGTGTCCAAACTATTGCTTCATAATTTAAGTTCATATAGTCTGGAACAGCAGTGGTATAGTATTCTTTTGAATTTAACATACCTTGAACTACTGAAAATCTATCATATCGTTGATTTTGTGAATATTTTTTCTCAAATGTGTAAAATTGTTTTGGGTCATTGGCATCTAATTTGTCAACTGGCATTGTTTCGTTTGCTTCCATTGAAACTCTACGAAATACGATTAATGGTGTAATTAAAGAACCCTTAACATCACGAACATAACCTTGTTTTTGTATTGAGTTCCATCTTTCAGCGTTAGCGTAGTAAACAGGAACTTTAACTTCTTGTCCGTTAATTGTTGTTGTTGGTTTGATAACTTCATTGAAATAATACATTATAGCCGCATCAACATCCATTAAACCAATAGAAATATTTTTTACATTATCTTTTCTTTGGTTTGTTTCAGAACCTCTACCTCGTTGTAGTCCTCTATTGAGTTCTCTACCTTCAAGTCTTCTTTGTGTTCTTGGTAATGGTTTTGTTCTATCGGCCATTATTCAACTCCTAATTCCAATCCAATTCTTTTTGAATATTCTTTCTGTGTATTAACAATACTATTAAATGATTCTGGTAATAAGTATCCTTTCATACTTAAATCAAATGTTGTTTTGATAATTCTTTCTCCTTCAAATTCTGAAGCGTCTGTAAATGATGATATACCAGCTTTAAATTTAAATTTATCAGGTTCCCCCCAATAAGAATTTTTTGACCAACTAATTCTTTCTATGATTTTGTTCATTTGGTCTATGTATGGTGTAAATACAATACAATTATAATTTATAGTAACATAACTTGGAATAGTTACATTGTAAACTTCTTCTAATGGTTCATCATTTTCAAATAATGTTGAAGTTTGTGTAAATCTGTTTTGATTTGAAAATTTCTTTTTAAATGTATAATTAGAACCTTCTGTTGCTGGTTGTAATGAAGGTGTTAAGAAAGCATTATTTGATTCTCTTGATACTGATGTTCTTTTGAAAATTAAAAGTGGTGTAATAAACTGACCTTTAACATCTCGTAAATATCCAAGTTTTTGGATTGACTTCCATCTTTCTGGATTTGCATAATAAACAGGAACTTTAACGACTTCACCATTATCTATTACTTCTGGTTTGATTACTTCTCTAAAATAATACATAACAGCTGCATCAATATCTAACAATCCAACTGAATAGTTTTTTACATTATCATCTGTTCTAGATGTATCAAACCCTCTGTTAAAATTGGTTTGTGTTGTTAGGATTTCTTCGTTTCTTGGTAAAGTTTTACTTCGTTCCATTAAATACTTCTCACTTCTTCAATGTTAAGATTACTTCGTCTTAACAAGTTAGCACTACATACGACTGAGTGAATATGTTGTCCGTCAAGTTGATTATATTGTCCACCTACTTATTGGTTTTCATTTATATTAGTGATTTCCCAATAGGCGGCAAACCACTCAACTACATCTCCTATTTCTAATACTAAAC